TGCATAATTCGTAAGGAGTTTTAGTTTGTTCCATAGTTCTATATTGTCATAAATGCAACGTTAATGCAATAAAAAAAGGAGGGTTGTTACACCCTCTCTTGTTGTTCCACACCGTTTATAAATCTTTTAATGCGTAGTCAAGGCATTTAATAATGTCCTCTCTACTTGGCGTAAAACCTGTATTAAGTTGTTTGAAATCCATTAAATTTGAGTAAAGAGAATAAGTTAAATTTTCAATTTGCTCATCGTTTAGTTTTGGATTGTCTCTTTGTTCTTTTGCATCTGATATGTTCATTAGTTATTCTCCTCTATAAACTTTATAAGTTCAATTTGTTCTTCTAAAGGTGTACAAGATTGTGTACCATCCTCCCAAGTATTACTGCCTTCACCCATATCTATCCAAGGATAAACAGGAACAACAACGAATTTACTATCACCATTCTCGTGCTGTAATTTTTTTGTAAGAAAGTCTGCTCGTTTTAAAGCTTTTCTTTTATCTTCAAACCAAAAACCCCCACGAGGTGATCCAGATCTAGCTATGACTAAATATTTATAATCTTTTTTAGTTAGGATAGAAAGTTCATTTGGATTATTAGGTGAGGTAGCCCACAATTTTTGTTTTATTAGATTGTTCATTAGTTTTCTCCTGTAAATGGTTTTTTGTAATTAAAAATTTTAAAATGTTTTATGCAGAACATTCTGATTGGATCTATTAAATAATCTTGTAGGAAATAAACTACATGATCTTTAATTGTTGGTTCATCAGGTACATACTCAAATTGATCTTCTGGACAATAGTTTTCAATTGAGTCAGGATCATTCCAGTTGATGTACTGGTCGATGTTGTTGTTGATTCTTTGCATTTTAAAAACTGTCCTGTAATTCAGTAACTAAACCATCAAAGTCTTCTGATGGTGGGAGAACTGTTAGCAGTGCATTAACTTTTTCTTCACCGTACTGCTCTCGTAAACTTTCCAAGTATTCGTATCTATTCTTGTAACCGTTTTCTTGGTAACGAGAATTGTTGTACTCAGAAATTGTTTGTAAATAAAAAGTGTCCATAATAAATCTCCAGAAAAAAAAAGGATGTAGGAGTAATTAAACTCCGTACACCTCCTTAAGTTTGTTTCTAGTGTCGATACCTCTATCGAATAGTGCCTTGAGTCCTGTCTCATCATTCTGCCAATGTCTGAGGTCATTTCTCAAAGTATTGTGTGTTTCGATTTCTTTAGAAATAGATTTTATTTTCCATTCCCTATCGAATTTGTAATCCATACGGTCTGCTTGTTTCTGCATTTCAGCTAAACCCTCTTCGCTGATGATTGATGCTAATTCTTTAATTTCTTTGTCAACCCATTTTTCCATTACAACTGGTAGCTTTTGGAATTTTTCCCACTTGGCCATTTGCTTTGCGTCTTGGATAGCAAGTTTCTCATCTCGTCTAGCTTGCTTCTCAGCATCCTTGATAGCTTGCTGTATTGACTTGCCTTCTTGCCTAGCACCACGCCTGTCGCTTCTGTACTGGACGTATTGTGTAAGGTAACCGTTAGCTGAGTTCTCACCGTAGCGGTAGTTCCACATCATCTGAAGGTGTATCTGAAAATCTTCGTTGCTTGCTGTGTGGCCAGTAACATTACCTTCGATAAGATTTCTTTTGCCTAGTTTTAAACTGATGTCATAAACAGTATCTGTAACTGCTAAATGACCATTAACTCTTTCAGTACATAAAGCAACTGTGTGTACTCTCTGAGCATGAGCATTGTCTTTGCAAGCTTCAGTATTTAATACGCAACTTAGTGGCCTGTAATAGTCGTTACGCATTTTGCCGTATTCTTTTTTCTGATGAAAAGTAATTGTGATGAACTCTGAAAATTTGTAGAAATAAACTTTCTCTTCACCATGCCAAGTTTGTTTAGTATGGAAAGTCTTGCCTTCCTTTTCACGTTCAGCCCACATTGCATTTAATCTATTTACATTTGATTGCACTTCTGCAATAAGCTTGGTATAGATCTCTTGCTCTAAGTGGTCTGCAAGTTTTGTTGGGAAGTTGAACTGTGTCATTGTGTTGTTAATAAATTAGTAAGTGACAAATCGACTCGACTGCCGATATCTATAGTGTTGCATATAATCCATCATAAGTCAACTAAATAGTTTCAAATATTGCATATTTATTTATTTTTTCTTATATTTTAATTAATTTATTATTCCTAAATGACAGCAATTACTCAATTAACCAGAGAATACATTGCTGTTAATTCTGAAGGTTACCGTATCGGATCTAGCCACCATAACTGTAAAATTTCTGATCAAACTATTGAGGCTATCAGAGATTTAAATGAAGAAGGCTTAGGTTACGGTACTCTTAGCACTATCTTTAATTTACCAAGAGGCACAATTGCAAAAATTGCGAAATACCAAATCCGAGGACAAACTCCAGATCGCTACAAAACAATCTACAAAACTAGGACGACCTACAGAAAAAGTTGATCCTATCGAAGCTGCAAGAATTTGTGAATGGATTGCTCATGGGAAAACTTTAAGGGAATATTGCCGTAAAAAAGGTAGCGTTCAATGGAGAACTATTTATAAATGGTTAGATAAAGATGAAGAGTTTCGTTCAGCCTTCGCACGTGCGAGGGATACAGGGTGCGAGATTCTTTTTGAAGAATGTTTAGAGCTAATTGATACTCCACCAGTTATGTGCGGTTCTGAGGGCAACGAGAGGATTGATCCAGCGTTCATAAATTGGCAGAAGAACAGAGTCGAAACTCGTTTTAAAATGCTTTCTAAATTTAATCCAAAGCGGTTCGGAGACAAGTTAGGTGTTGATGCACAAGGAGATATTAATTTAACTATTAGTACTGGTTTACCGCAGGGATGAACATAAGCCTTGATTACACTCCTAGAACGTGGCAAAAGGAGTGCCATTTAAAGAAACAAAGGTTTAGTGTTTACGCATTACATAGGCGATCTGGCAAGACAGAACTAGCCATAATGGAGCTAATAGATAAAGCGATTAAGACAGACAAAGAACTAGGTATGTTTGTCTACGTTGCACCGTTCTTAAGACAAGCAAAAGCAATTGCATGGGCAAGATTAAAGCAAAAGATAGAACCATTGCGCAGGCAGTCTGTAATCGAAATAAACGAGGGCGAACTGTCGGTTAGGTTTAAACATAATGGAGCAATTATTAGACTCTTTGGAGGTGATAATCCAGATGCGTTAAGGGGCATGAGATTGGACGGTTGTGTGATAGATGAGGTAGCAAATATCAAGAACGAACTATGGTCAGATATCGTTCAACCAGCGTTGAGTGACCGTTTAGGATGGTCATTGTTTATTGGTACACCTCAAGGTATTAACTTATTCTCTGAGTTGTATTACAAGGCCATAGAAGAGGACGACTGGGCAGCAGCTAGATACACAGTATTTGATACAGATTCGCTACATCCCAATGAGGTAACTCGTCTTAAACGAGACATGAGTGAGACATCATTTGCTAGGGAATATCTATGTGACTTTTCTGCACAAGGTGATGACCAGTTAATCGCATTGGCAGATACTGAGGATGCAGCAAAACGCATATATCAGGCAGACCATGTCAGGTTGTTTCCCATAATTCTTGGTATTGACCCTGCAAGGTTTGGAGATGACCGTTCTGTAGTGTTTAGAAGGCAAGGTAAACAAGCATTTAAGCCAGTTGTATATCGTGGTATCGATAACATGGAATTAGCAGCCAGAGTAGCTAACCAGATAGAAGAACATAAACCAGATGCAGTATTTTGTGATGCTGGTGCTGGTAGTGGTGTAATCGACAGACTACGACAACTGTCATATGACGTAATTGAGATACCATTTGGTGGTAAGGCAAATAAACCAGAGCAATACTTAAACCGTAGGAGTGAGATGTGGTGGTTAATGAAACAATGGATAGAAGAAGGTGGTGCAATACCAAACGATGTAGCGTTAAAACAAGAACTAGCTACACCAATTTATTGGTATGACAACGTAGGTAGGCGTGTATTGGAAAGCAAGGATCAAATTAAGAAAAGATTGCAGGGAGCAGGGTCACCAGATCTGGCTGATGCGCTAGCGTTAACCTTTGCCTTGCCAGTAGCCAAGAAAGTACCAGAGGATATATACATAAAAAGACGTAAAGAATCTACACAGAAGGCAGACTATGACCCATACACAAGAATCTAATTTTGTTCGTATAGCAGATGGTCTAGATGTAAAGCCATTGCTTAAATTATTGGATGCAAAACCAGAGTTATGGAAAGAAATAGAGATAAGACAACAGTTTACTGGATCACCACATAAGGATACGGAGTCGATATACGTTAGAGGACCATTAAAGATGAGCCAATACTACGTTTTATGGGATACAGGATCATATGATTACCCATGTATGGAATATTTAAAACCTGCGTTAGTACCATTAATGCGACCAATATTAGAAAAGTTAGAAGTAAAAGATATGGGAAGGGTACTTATAGTGAACTTGAAGCCTAGTGGTCATGTAACTAAACATAACGATCAGGGAACGTATGCAGATCACTATCAAAGGTTTCATCTTGTTGTTAAATCTAACCAATGGTGTAGC